TCATCAAAAGTATCAAATCCCCATTCTCTGAGAACTTCTAAAGTTCTCGGTTGCCCTATTATCATAAATGGATGCATAAACACAATTGCTTTAAATATAACTTCTGATATATAACATCCGGGACCAATCGCACTACTCTCGGTTAGAACACTCATAAAAGAATTCTGATAGAAAGATGCTGAACTCCAAACTGTATCATCATAGAAGCATCCATTTTGTTGAAAGTCTTCTACGTCTAGTACTAGAGGCAACTCGTTCATGAATTCGTTCGCTTCTGTTCTCAACTTTTCACTATCAACAAGATTATACTTATCATATATATCTTTGTGTTCTCTTTTGTCTGCGACAATCCATTCTATGTGTTCTTCAAATGTTTCGCCGTCCATCATTTTAGCACAACTAATTAGATTATTATCTAGCATTCCCAACTCACGTATACGCAACAAGAAGTACATTCTGTGTGGTTTATGTATTCTATTAAAACTCAGAAACGTATGGTCAAATGTTCTTTGGTCTATAAGTTCTTCTGGTATATCATATATCTCTTCCCAATAGAAATGATTCCATCCAGGAACAAAGAACGTTTTAATATTAGATGTATTGTTTTCTGGTGCAAAAAAGTCACCAGATGCCCAGCATACGTTATGTGTATCAGCGCCCGCTGTTTCTAATTTATCATTGATGTTTATATTCTCGTGGTAAAAGAAGTTACCCTCGCCACATATTGGTTCCTGAACTGTGCTAATTATAACTCTAGTGTTATTTGGAATTAGTTTAACTATGCTGCCATCTTTAACACATTCTATACCAGTGTTTCCCAATTCTTGTGAGATGTTTGGTTCATAAATTAATTTATTGCTGTCTGTAAATTTTATATCTTGGCTGAAAGAAAGATTAAAATAATCGAAGTTAAAATTGAGATGGCGCCACCACTGGGAGTCTCCTATATCTTTGAAATGCAAATGATTTAGATTTACTTTTAACATTCATCTATCGCTTTGATTATTCTGTCTGCAATAATAGAGTGTCCACTTTCATTCCAATGTCTGTCTTCTTTTGATATATAATTCTGTTCATAGTCAGGAGTAGGTGGGTCGTCAAAGGGTTTACCAATATCAATATACTTGAAGTCATCGTCATCGATTCTTTCAGAATTGTTCTCAAGTCTATCGATATTTTGGTCACCATACCAAGCGTGTTCTTCTATAGACCACCAATAAGTTTTGAAGTTATGTATTTTTCCTAGACCCTTTGTAAGCAATACATTTCTTTCAAAATTATTGTTGTCCATCTCTTCAGTACTCAATATTAGAGTTGCGGCGTAAATATCTTGTAACCATTTGTGTTCTTCGATTGTTGAATTCCAATTACCCGGACTAATATTTGTAACACCATCATAAACATATTTTGATTTTGATGCTTCTGTATAAAATACTCGCCTAGAGCAAAATGAAAAGCCAATGATAACATACTCTATCTGACTAGCATACATGTTACACCACTTAGAAAGTATATTAGTAATCAAATCATTTGATGCTCCGCGAATTCCTATGTTGATTATCTTGTAGTCTTTAAAAAAATCTTTAGACTGTAATTGGCCACAAAAAGTATCTTTGTGTTTTACTCCATCACCGAACGTAAAACTATCTCCAACAAATAGTATAATTTTATCTTCAGGTGTTATTGGCGACATGGTGCTTCTTGTCTGTAAGTCTACATTCCAATCATCAGTCATCTCATAGTATCCATCCTTAGACAAAGGCATCTGTTGGGCTTTTGGAAGAGTGCAGTCTAAAGGAGAGTGGGTTGGCCTGAACGCTAATTTTCCAGTCTTTCTTAACTCTTCGGTAATATCATTTAATATCATCTAAGTATTCCTGAAGTTCATCGTGTAGTTCTGGAAATGTCATTCTAAAGTTTTCATTTCTGAGGCTATCCAATTCATCTGTATAGTCCATTGCCTTCTTTAATAACTTTAAATCAGTAGGCTTCTGTTCGTTACGTCTCATCTGTGCCATCTTGTTAGGATCCCAGTCTTCTGGAAAATATGGTGCCATTTTATCATTAACTGCTTTTCTAATTTCTAGAGGTAATACATTTACAGAAAATTCTTCTGGCTGTGTTACAAAGTTATGATGAATTCTTATATCTTTGTCTTTTGCAAAGTCCATCATTTCGTCTAAGTAAAAATAATTCATCCAACTAACAGTTTGTGTTATGTTTATTGACAGTTTCTTGGAATCATAAAACGGCAATGAGTCTCTTGCTTCTATTAGCATGTCTACTGTCGCTATCACATCTTTCCACTTAGTAGGATTTCTTATGTATTCATTTCTAGCCTCAACATCATCTATACTCAATCCAACTTCCACTTCATCAAACTGTTTCCAAATATTGATAATTTCTTCAGTCATCTGGGTACAGTTTATATTATACCATAATTTCACACCAGTTCTTCCAGCGTCAATCATTCTCTGTAAAAATCTAAAGTGTTCTTTAATTAATGTAGGTTCACCGCCATTAATATAAAATACTTTTGCGTTCTTTGTCTTTTCAAACAAGTCATCCCAAAACTTCTCTTGTTCTGGCCAGTCAAATTGATTTAACTCTTTATCGAATAGGTGTAACGTAGTAAACTTTTTACGCATCTTGTTGTAATCTGAAATCCACTTACTACTGCTCCATGGATTACATGACCTACATTTAGCGTTACATATGTTGCCCAATCTTAGTTCTACGAATTCTAACTCAACTTTGTTCAATGAGCCATCTTCGTTAGTTCTATTTTTAGCCTCTTCAATATCGAAGTGTTCATATGTTTTATTTTCTTTAATTCGTTTACTATAGACGCCTGCCTCTTCTTCTCTATAACACTTCTTACATGCCTCTGGTTCTTCGCCATTCAACATCTCTAATCGAACAGTATTATACGAGTCTCCGTTCATAACTTCTTCTATAGTATTATTTTTTAAATCTAAGAATATGTCTCCCGAGACACTTCTTGGGTCATCGTCTGAATACTTTGTGTATTTCCTAGACCGCGAAATACCATTGTGGTGGTCAGCAACACAACACAACGTAGTTCCGCCATGAGGATGACTTGCTAAATGTATCCAAGGCAATGTACAAAATGTTTTACTCACTTGTAATTCTCCTTAACATAGTACGTGCATAGTGATTATTAATTTCAAAACCAGCATGGGAACCGTCTCTTCCAAATCTTGATTGTGAATGCTTTAAGGACTTATATGGCTCAATATTATTATTGAAATCATCAGACATAATTGGAAAACTACTTTCATAAAAATTTATATTCAATGTTTCACAAAAACTCTGCATCACATTTAGCGTCATGTGGTGCTTATATGTAAACCAATCCTTGGCATGTAATGACAACTGTTCGTATATCTTAATCGTTTTTCTTAGATATTTTAAATCCATACCAATAGTAAGTGGGATAGGCATATCCCATTCGTCACCAATATAAAGCATTCTGCCAACATGTGGAGTATTTGAGATTATCATTGCTGGATTAAACTTCTTAATGTATGGAATAAATCGCAACCATTCATCAACCGACCCGCCCGGTACGCCAAGATTAATTAAGTTATACTTTTTGTTCACTTCTTTCTCTATCATTTTATGTAACTGGGAACACCAAACTTCTTCTTCTGGAATTGAATATCCAAAAGTATGACTGCATCCAAGATATATTATAGACTGCATTCTAAAGTCCATATCTTCAAAATTGTCACATCTCCATCCTTGTTTATTCAAACTGTAAGTAAAATCTGAACTATAATTCGTCTGGTTATTTTTTATTGCTTTTTTGTATTGCTTCTCTTCATCAAACATCCATTGTGTTTCATGTGTGCGTTTGCCACCTTCGGTGTTATTTCCACTTCGAAGATTTTCCATTACATGAAAATTAATAGGCCAAGGATTATTAAAGTCCATGTCTGGATGTGTCTTTTCCATTGAATCTAATGTTCTTAGATTACTCATCCCAGCACTCCATCCACCAGTCGTATAATTCAGGACAATGTTCTTGGTAAATATCTTCTATAGTGGGCATGCCCATCTCTTTGTCTTTTCTTATACGACTTAATCTTGCTTGAAATTGTCTTCCACCAACAGAGGGTTCGTGATGGTCTTCCCATTGTTCTGCAAATGTAGGGCGATTTTTCATTTCTTTTAATGTGTTAACTAATGTGTCTTGTAGTCTATCTGCGGTAGGAAGCATATATGCTAAATTGTCATCAATGACTTTATCAAGTATTTCTCTAGGCCAAGCAAATGCGGAGAATACCATATCAGAATGAAATGCAAACATCAATTTTGTTTCGATACGTACGCCTAACTCTTTACTCAAATCAAATAACTCTTTGAGTGAAAACATTCCTGGACCAGTTATCGTCAAATCTATTATCATCTTTTCTCTGCCACCTGGCAACATACAACCTTGTTTAAAGTTTGCTAGCCATTCTTCCCAAACTAATCCAGTTCGAATAAACTCGCCAATCTTTCCTGTGCCATCTATACTTGCACACATCATCCAATCTTTAAAGTGTGGAAGATAGTCATATAAGTTCTTACCCTTGAAGTCTACACGAGACAGATTAGAATTGTATCGTAGAAAACAGTCTTTCGCAGTGCCTGCCTGTGTCATCTTCTCTAATGTTTCCCAGTGTATATCGTACATCAACGGCTCACCACCAACCCAATAAATCTCTTCAACAATGCCATCGTCTATTGCTTTTCTAAATTCAGGTTCAACAACATCAACTGTGAAGTTCTTCATTTTCTTTTTAACATCTGGTATCATAAACGGATGTTCTTCAGGAGACCATAGTTTATGTGTTTTCTTTTCTGCTTCCCAACTTGAACTCAACAACTCTCCGCACATTCTACATTTAAAGTTACAAAGATTGCTGAAACGATAATCGAATGAAATAGTAGGCATAGAAGTTCTACCATCTTCATCTGTCTTCTCAAATGCTTCTTCAATCTTATGTTTGAATAGATGACCAGTAAACCATTTCTTATATGAACTCAAACTTAGGATGTCATCGTTACAAACATCACACTGTGGAATAGTTTCACCTGCCATAAGTTTCTTTCTTACGTCCATCATGTATGGAGAGTTCCAATGTTCGTCAAGTGATTTTGGTTGAAAATCATCTGCATCGGTTCTTATTTTTTTGTCTAGTCCGTATGTTTCTTCATCATTAGTTGCATCAATATATTGTCTCTGAAACTGATGTTCTTCCCGTGAGGCACAACACATTCTTCTTTCGCCCTGTGGAGAAATATATGTGTGAGTCCATGGTGCCATACAGAAGGTTTTGTTTTCACTTTCTTCTGCACAACTTCCATCATCTTTCCATATTGGTACAATTTTCATATCAGATTGTTCTCCGTCTTTAAACTTTTTAATGTTTCGTGTACATGTGGATCCTTGCCACAAAATACAGAACATGCTTTTAATCTTTTGTTTCTTATATCTCTATCTTCGAATGTTTCAATGTACCCAGTAGTGTATATTTCACTATCTATAATATATTTTAGTGGATTATGCTGAAGCGAAATACTTTCTTCGCCATACTTATCTATGAATGCTTTCAAAGGAACCACAGTTTCGCCCTGTGAATAGTCATCATCATATATAGAAGCAAGATAACAACACGGAAAAACTAGACCATAACTGTTAACAAAAATCTTTTTAGTTGCAATTGCTTCACAGTTTATATCACTCTCACTAAGTTGTTTGTCATAATCACTGAGGGGCAATGTGTTATCCATTGTGCTATTTTGTGTACTTCTCTTTTGATGCCACTCTATTCTTTGTTTGGGAACAACAGACTGAGATAATTGCCATTGAATATCTTTAAGATATCCCGACTCTGGGTCAATGGGGTCTTTCGGTGTATCGATTGTTGAATCCCATTTCTTTCTTTCAAGGTCCACATCAATGGGAGCCTGAATTGTATATTGAAATTGACCTTCCGTTCCGTGTACTCTCATACTGTGTTGTCGTTTTCCTGCTGAATCTGTAAAATCATGAAAGCCCATTGCCTTCTTTGCGTAGAATTGCTTGAAGCCAAGTTCTTTTGACAACGAGGTTGCTTCTTCTATCTGGTGTTGATTGTGTCTGAACACAAGAAATTCCCACCTGGCATCTGCACCAGTAGAGATGTAGTTGGTCATAGCAGATATAATCTTATCCCAGTGAGTACCTTTACGATATATCCAATTAGTATCTTCAAGTCCATCAACACTGAATACTAATGTGCCTCTGTGTTTAAAAATGTTACCCAAGTCTTGCCAGAATTGTGGGTCTCTACCACTTGCATTGGTATTCATATAGAATTGAATATCTGGGTTTACAGACCTAAAATATCTTAGAATAGGTATCAAGTCTGGATTAGTCATAGAGTCGCCATAGTTTCCACACATCGTTAGCATTTTCAATTGTTTAACAAAATCTTCTGAAAACCATTCTTTGGCTTGTGCTATAGTAACAAACGTCTCTTTCATAATAGTATTTTTTATTCCACCACTTGCTCTGCGTCCGCATGACGGACACTCTGCATTACAAAGACTACTTGCTTCTAAGTCAACTTGAACTATGTCACTGTAATCAAACATATTTTTTCCAATAAGCCATCACTTCATTAATGTTATTAACAAGTGCTATCTTCTCTTCCTTGCTATTCTGTTTTGTCATTCCATCTGAACTATTAAGATATTCAGAAGAATCTAACCCTAGATAAATCATTTCATTCTTTATAATCTCTTCATATGAGATATTTATGACATGGAAATCTTTACTGAATTTCAACATTGTTTGGTGATAATTTCGTAGAACAGAATGAAATATTTTTACTACATTATCAACATCTTCTATTGTGTATTTTTTATACGCTAACTTTACTTTAGAGTTCCACTTGTTGTTATGATAACTAGTCTGCCAACTTAGAAACTGGTCAAAGGTATCTTCTCTGTAACTATTGATAATCAAATCGGGCTTTATTAAGTTTATAACTTCTTCTGGATTATACCAAGTGTCAACATCATCGAAGAATAACTTACAGCACCATCCGTCATATTTTTCTAACAAAGAAATAGATTTTCTATACGCAGACTCAGTTGATGACGTTATGATTGGTTCTCCCATATTCTCAAGACGCAGTTTTATTGAAACCAAGTCTTGTAACATAGTTGTTCCCGTTCTTCCTTCAGCGGATGTAATTAACACCTTCATTTCTTTAACTTCCTAAGTTATCGGTTTCTGTGTTCCAACCAGGCACTGTTTTCTCATGCAAGTCGTCACCACCATCATACCCTTTTGTTGTAGCAGGGTCGTCAATAACTTGGTCTACTGTATTCGTAGAATTATTTCCAAATAATATATCCTGTGATAATGGGACTTCTGCTTCGAGTGAACTAAACCAGTCTGCTAGTGGACCAGGAAAAGTAGATACGAAATCTTTCTCTCTGCGTATATCATATTGTGCAAAGAAAGACTTGAAGTCATTATACAACTTTGGTGTTTCTGCTGTGTTCTTATGTGGGGTCTTTACGATGTCTAAGTAATCAACTAATCTGCGAACACTTTCTTTCTCGCCATCACTCATCATCTCCTGTGGGCGCTCAGACTGGTACCAATTATCCAACTTCTCTTTATAGAAAGTTTTAATATCTTCTGGTAGTATTGCCGCGGCTTGAAATGATGGGAATCTTAAGATATTCAGAGTCATAGTTGGTGCTTTGTGGCCATATGTCTCTCTTAAATCAAGCATCTCATCCATAAACTCTGTAATAGAATTCAAGCAAAGAGAGTTAATAGTCATCATCATATGAAGTTTTTCTACGTTACTTTCATTTAAAACTCTATGAATATTACTCATCCATGCGTTGTAGTCTAATCCATCTCTAATGTACTCACCTTGTACTCCTGTCGCTTCCATGCTTGTATATATTTCAAGATGAGGAACATGCCAAGATTCTTTTACAAGTCTATCTAGTACTTTAGGAGTATCAGGACATAGATTTGAGTTAATGGCAAAACGCATATCACGTCCTCTATCTGGGTTATCTTTGAACCAGTCGAATAACTTCCACGTACCTTTATGCATAATAGGTTCACCACCGGTGATTCTAATTTCTTCTAAACAATCTGCTAGGTCACTTTCCCACCACTTATGGAATGCTTGAATGTATGGGTTGTCCTCTTGTCGTTTTGTTTTAGGTTCGGCATATGGTGCTGTGTCTTGAAAGTGTCCGCGTCCATCAGATTGTATATTCTGATAGCCACCATAATCATTGATGTCTTTCACCCATGCTGTGCTAAACGCTGGGTTACAATAAGAACACTTAAAGTTACATGCTCTATCAAATGATATCTCAAGAGTTTTTAAGTTTACATTATCGTCCCAAGGCATATCAACTGACTTCTGGATATCTTCATCTTTAAAGATTTCAGTTTTGAATACTCTATCTGAGATATGATTTTTGCCCATATCTTCAACCTTCCAGCAATATTCACATTCTGCTGGACGTTCGCCCTCTTGCATCATCTTACGCATTTTCTTCTTATGTGGCGTATTATGAATAGCCGAAGGATTTGCTTCTAGTTCTTCAAGAGGAATCCAATGTCCCGGCGGGTGATGACAACTCGTAGTTTGTCCATGTCCTAGCCAGATAGTTGCATTGTACCATTTTGCGGCGCAGTATGACTTACTGATAGGGTCAATGATACGTTCTTTATATTGATGAAGTGTTTCTTGTTGTTTTCTAGCCATTGCCTGCCTCTATTTTAAATACCCTAGTTGGAGCCAAACCATTATACCAATCTACCATAATTGGGTCAAATGTTGACATAAAATCTTTGCCACGTCTCTTATCATACTGTGTATAGAATGACTTGAAATCTCCTTGGCGCTTTTTTAATAATTCTTCTGAGTGTGGATTATTTATTGTTTTCTGTAAAAGAGAGATAAGACGTGTTACATGAACGTCTTCTACATCTACCAATTCATTGCCTCTTCTATCATACCATGCTTGTAATTTTTCATGGTAGTGTTCTAGTATATATGTAGGCAATGTAGAGATACTTTGAAACTCAGGATTATATACAGGGTTCAACGACAGAAATGGTCCAACATCATCTGAAACTCTTAGGTCTAACATATCATCCATAAACTCTGTTATCGAACAAAGACACAATGCATTGATAGTCATCATTATGTACATCCTACTCAACTTTGGTTGTGCTAATAGTCTTTGACAATTGTGTAACCACTTGTCATAATCAATTCCATCTCGAATATATTCTGCTTGAAGTCCCGTTGCTTCACAACTTGTGAACATTTCAAAGCCAGGAACATAGTCAATCACATCCAATAATCGTTGAAAAGTCTTTTCTTTCTCTGGAACAAGATTTGAGTTGATAGCGAATCTCATATTTTTTCCACGTTCTGGATTTTCTTTAAACCAATCGAACAATTTCCAAACACTAGGATGCATGATGGGTTCGCCACCAGTTATTCGAATGCCCTCTAGTGTATCTGCTAATCCCCCATCTGCTTCCCACCATTCCCAAAATGCAGAAATATATGGATTGTCTTCATCTGTTTTACCTGCACTTATTGTCCAGTCAGCAGTGTTAGAAAAGTGTTCTCTTTCATCTGAAATAATATGCTCGTATGGTCCACTTTCTTTAATATCTTTGACCCATGTAGAACTAAATGATGGATTACAATACGAACATGCAAAGTTACAGGCCTTATCAAAAGATATTTCAAGTGTTCGTAGAAACGTGTCATCATCCCACTTCTTTAGTGGTATGTCTTCTAAGTCTTCATCAGTGTACATACGTGTCTTTAGTACTCTGTCAGAAATCTTTTCTGGTCCCTCATCTTCAACTGCCCAGCACTTATAACACTCTGATGGTCTCTCACCCTCAAGCATCATCTTACGCATCTTCTTCTTATGCAAAGTATTATGAATAGCAGTAGGATTGTCTTTGAGTTCTTCTGTAGGAATTTTATGTGAAGCGGGCAGATGACAACTAACTGTCTCTCCGTGACCTAACCAAATAGTTGCGTTATGCCATTTTGCACCACAAAAGGAAGAACTCTTCGGATCCATCACTCTTGTCTTGTAATCTAAAAATGATTCTGATGCTAGTTTTCTACTCATGGCGCATATTTTTCTTCATATTCTTCTTTTGCTTCTCGCATAAAGTCTACTAACTCAGGAAATGTTTCTGTAAAATTAAATCCACGTCTTTTATCATATTGGTTAAAGTAATCGTAGAAGCGAACCAATCTATTACTGAGTTCTTCCTCATACATTTCTCCACCTTCTTTAGCCCATGCTAGGTCTCTTTCTAACTTTAGTACTTCATAATTCTTAAAGCCGTGATATGATTTTCCATATTCTTCATCTGGCAAGACTTTTGATTTCATATATTCAATATTTTCTTGAATTACATCCAACATATCTTCGTCTGCTAACTGTATGTTAAACCAATTCGGATCCCTCATATAAGGAACATCGAACCATATTTTTTGTGCTAACACTTTATGTTTTTGTTCTACTTGATAGTCATATCCAAACTTTTCTCTTAGTGTCAGAATATAATCTAAGAATCCACCTAGACTAGGAATACTCAATAGATTAAATGTATTAATAAATGTTACACTAACTCGTGTAGTTTCTGTTAGAAGGCGGTCAACGTTAGTCATCAGTTTCTCCCAATCTAATCCATCACGAATATATTCTGCTTGTGGTCCAATGCCATCAACACTAATGAATACACTAATGTGTTTACACGTAACATTTTCAAATAGATGATTCCACTTATTCCATTCTGGGTCTTTTACATAGTTGTTCAAGTATAAAAAAGAGTTGTCTTGGTCGTCAATGCAAGGTCCTAGACCTTCGAATTTTTGTGGAATATCTTCTGATTTGATTATATCTATATTTGGCTGAATCAACCAAGCATCAACTCCATGTAGTGTCTCTTCTACTATGTATTGTTTCCAAGTATCGAATTTACTACCGTCCTTTGGGTCCACCGCATAGAATAACACACTTCTTTTATTATCTTCTGGCTTATTGAATAACAAATCTTTGAAGTCTACTTCTTTGACTGTTGGGTCATTTTCATCAATTAATGGTTTTTCTAATCCTTGTATCTTTTCAATAAATTTGTCGAACAATGCATCGTCAGGTGGACACATATTTGTTGTCAATGAAACTTCTAAATTCGGATTTGGATTATCTCTAATATAGTCTAATACTTTAAATGTATTTTTATCCATGAGAGGTTCGCCACCTGTCATACGAAAAATCTTTAGATTAGAGTAGATGTTTGGAAACCATTCCCAGAATGCAGTTATATATGGATTATCTTTTCGAGCAACTTCTAATGGCATCAAGCCAATTGTTTTCAATTCTTGTATGTTATTGTGTCCACCGCCATCAGAAAAATTAAACGAACCATGTTGTTTAATATCATCTTCCCATGCAGTAGATAGATGAGGAGAACAGTAAGCACACTTGAGATTACATGCTTGATTAAAGTTAACTTCGACATATCGAGGAGCAATATCATGGTCCCATGCATTTTCTACTACTTCGTCCCATGCATCTTTAACCCACCATTCACTTGAACGATAGTGTCTATCACTCAGTTGTTCTCCAACTTCGCCCGATGAGTTTGGTGCATCTTCTACATTCCAACAGTACTGACACCCTTTTGGTCTCTTACCACTCATCATCTGTCTACGTTCTTCTAGTTTGAATTTCGTATTATGAAGTGCGTTAGGGTTTGCTTTAAGTTCATCTAATGGAATAGGATGCGTTGGAGGATGATAGCAACTATGTGTTCGTCCTTGTGGTAAATGCAAACTCACTTGTAACCATTTTGCCATACACATTGATGGCGATATTTTGTTTAGTTTGAGTTTGGCTACCGTTGCATCATCATCGTAGTTTGCCATTATCTATCCCAGCCAGTTTGCTTCTCTGTTGCAAGTGGATTATTCACTCTTGGTGGATTATTATAAGTTCTTTTCCAGTATCTTGCTAGTTCTGGCGTAGGGTCCACTATTTCCATTCCTATCTTATCAGTAAGAATATCACCAACACGTAAGCATTCATCAAACAATTTATCATAGTCCCATTCTACCCCAGTCCTAGAACACTTCTCATCGCCACCTTCGCATAATGGCAATACTTCTTCTTCGAAGTAAGTCTTGAACCAATCAAAAGAAGAGATGTTTTCTAGTTTGTAGTCTTCTACAAAGTTGACATCATAACACCCTAGTCTTGCGCCAAAGCAAGCCCATATGCCATTCTCTACATCAGCACCAATATTACACCAGGTTAATAGTCTTTCATAGTTCTTCGGCCATATTCTTTTTTGAAAGTCTTCGACTGGTACTTTATTCCCCTCGTCTAGTGCCATCTTTACACCTTCACGATATCCTGCACGAAACGCCTGAAAAGGTGAACCTGCGTTGAGTACTTGAGAGTAAATATTGTTCATTTGGATATAGTTTAGGTCCCAACAAAAGTCTACTTTCTTTGTTTCGTCTTCTGCGTTCTCATGTGTTCTCATTTCTAACACTAAGTCTACCGGCCAACATTTAATACCGCCATTGCCGTATACTAATCCATTGACCATATTCTTAGCACTCCAACTAACAATAGAGTTTTCTAAGTCTGTGTTTGCTGGAAAAGTAATCTCTAAGTCAAAAAACTTTTCGTCAACGATGTTATCACCATCAATGGTAATAAATCTACTAGTTTCACTTTGTCTTGCACACTCTTTGTGTGCGTTATCAAATCCTTTTACTCCATCTACTCTTTTAGCAAATGGGAACTTCATTATTAGATTTGACCAATGTTCTTCTTTTGCAGGTTCATCGTAACTAATATAGAATACATCTAAGTCACCAAGAACTACTTTTGTTTCTTTCATACTTTTCTCCACGAATACTTGTCAAAATACTTCTGTGTATACACACTTATACTGTATTTATTATATAACAAGTTAACGTGTTTTCCAGTAGATAACAATTCAGAAAATGGTATCAGTACTGTCTTAATTAGAAACTCTGGTCTATCTTTGTGTGTTATAAAGAATACGTGTTCTGATTTCCCAGCAACACTTACTAGTTGGTTAGGGTCAACCCCTATACTTTTCTTTAGTTTATCATTTGCCTCAAATAGTATTCCGTCATCTGTTAATGAAAGAGTAATATCTGCATCATCTGATGACACTACCTTATGTAATTGATTGTCTTTGTTTCTTCGTTTGATATCAACTCTTGTTTTTATAATCTCATACACTAATGGATTATCAGTTCTACTTACTATATAATCAGAGAATTTAAGACTGCCATCGAGGAATGGTGTAATATCTTCAATCTCAAACCATGCAAATAAATCTTTAGTGTCTAGTATTTGGTTTGTTATCTGTGATATATTACTGAACCCATCGAAATAAACAGCACGACAAGTATCAGTTTTATGTATAAGACTTATCATAATACTGCATCCTCAAGTTGTTTAATCTTGTTACTGTCCATCCAATTCTTTTCTACATAATGGACAGGCAATGTTTGAGTGAAATTACCAATCTTAACTGATAAGTCATCACTTAATTCGCTAGTTATACTCCGTGTCCAGTTACTCTCTATTTGATTTGTTGGTACATTTTGAATCATACTTTTCATATGAACGAAAGTAGGAACATCTTTGATATCATAATCACATGTTTGTTCTTCGATATCTAATAATTGAATTGCTAACGCATATGCTACGTCCGCACTCATCCAATTCTGTCCAATTCCTTTAAGAAACTTATCAAAGTATACGTTCCAATGAACCATAATTAACTCTACCATTCTAAAGAATTCAAAAGTTAATTCTGATTTCTTAAAGTAAGTAAAGTTACTATAGATGTTTGGTAGATTTAATTGAGTGAACTTCTTTCGGTAGTAGTCACTAGTCACATCTTCGTTACGAAATGTTTTTACATTCGTGCAACACCAAACATCTTTCTTAGAAAGATAATCCCACCAGTGGTCAACGCTGTTTGTAAATATCATATCACTGTCAAGTATAATAGTTTCATCATAAGGAGTCATATGTGGATATTTCCACTTATTATGTATCTTCCACTTATCTCCTTTAGCATCGTCATTCCAAGGAATATCAACTATAGCATCAAATACTTTTTTATGCTTGGCAGTTATTAACTTCTTTGTTTCTTCGTCTACACAGACACATAAATTACTGTTCTCTTGGGTCGCTTTCAAACTAAGAGCAAGAGCATAAGACATTTCTAAGTAATCAATGTCTTCGCTGTTCTGTGCGATAGTTATATATCCTTTACTCATCTATTTTCTCCAAATGAGAATGACTCGCATTAACCTTTTCTCCGTTTGATAAAAAGTCATCAATGAATCTTCCTACTGCTTTCTTATTCATAATATGTAAGTCTGTGTTAGTAAACTTCGATAAGATATGTTCTGTAATTCTTTCAGCATCTGCACAGTACATTATAATATCACCATGTGAATTTATTCTGTAAATGTCATCAAGGTCGAAACTATTGTTGAGATATTCTATTGGCAACGATGGCACGTCAAACGCAACGCTACCATTCAGTATATGTAACGCCATTGAAAATGCAAAGTCATTTCTATATAGACTACCGCTACAGTTATATAGGTAATAATAATACTTATAATTATGTTTTATGTGGTTTATAATAGTGAATAAGTTTTCAGCAAGTTCTGATTTTTTAAAATAGAATACAGTTGCCCAATACATCGGAATACTAAAGTTATCAAGGTATTCTATGTTCTCTTTATGACGTTCTGATACATCTCGGTATTTACAGTTAATCATTACATCATTATCACTGTCCCATACCTGGTCTAAAACATTGTTCATAATGAAATAATCACTGTCTATTACCAGAGTTTCGTCATAGGGTGATAGAGCATACACGTCACTTCTGCCCATGTTTTTAAATGATGCGTATTCTGTTTCACGTGTTGTGTCTTTAAACAATCTTATATTGTCTGGTTGGAATACGTCTGTTACTATAACTTTATCAAAGTAACTATTAATCAAGCCTTCACTTGCTTCTAGTGTCTCTGTATTAGTTATTAGACATATTTCGTCAAATAAAGACAGACTCTTTCTGGCATAACCAGCACAGGCACATGCCTGTTGAGCGTAGTCAATGTACCCATTATTCTGGGCAAATATTATAATGCCTCGACTCATATTAAATCTCTAGTACTTTTTCTATTTTACGTGAACTTCTTAATTTCTGATAGTCGTGATAGTAATCGTTCACAACTTCGAAATATAGACTTGATACTTCGTCTAGGAATTTTGATGTGTCTTCTATATGAATTGGAATTTCATTCTTATCAAGTAGAGTTATTTCTGTTTTACCACTAGAAACAACAAAGTTCATAAAAGATATGAGTGATTGGTCAACAGAGAATGAACCACCAGCAGTACTAAAACTTAATAAGTTTTGTGTTTTAACTTTTAGATTGTTTTTGTTTAGATTGAAAGTCTTCATTGTATTAGAAAAGTTTAATGCTTTCTCTAACCGCTGTTGTGCTTCTTGTTCCTGTGATACTTCAGTTGTGTTATCGGCCATAATTTATCTCCTGTATTAGTGTTAATAATACAGTAAAATGCCCTAAAAGTCAAGTCTAAAGTTCAGAAATATGAGAATAATTTGGAGAAGAAAGGTTTACCCCATCTGGTGTGTCTGTTGGTATGAATTCGTCAAAAGTAACAGCCAAATTACCAGCAACATAGTCAGTTCCTGTCCAACTTCCAGAATACGGTGGAGTATTCCATACACCTGAATCTGCCGCGTGGGAATCATCGAATGCTAGTTTAATCTCTATATCAGCAGTTCCTGATAGTTTTGCAGATACATTTAATTGGTTTCCAGAATAATCTCCTGTACCACCTTTTGAATATACAACTTGATATGATGTACTAAACATACTAAAGCCATAACCTTCTGTGCCTGCACCCGTAGATGCTTCTGTTATAGAATGCTTTATCTTAACGATAGCAATATTGTCTAGCATTGTTTTCCAATCAAGGCTTTGTGCGTGAGAGGCATCATGGCCAGTGATTATAGAATCAATTCTAATTTCACCACCAGAATTAAAAAAGTGCCTACGTGCGTCAGCATCAGAGAATTGAACTTTCGATTCATAATATATTTGGTTTGCACTAGTCCAGATAGGTGTACCAGGACTACCATTTGGGTCTACGTATGCTTTTGCTGATGATATCTTATTTGCCTGTAAGGACATGTAACCCAATGCACTGTTTAGTTTGTTTCCTACTATATTTGCGATATCTGTTGTTATCGTAGGAACTGCTTGGTATGGGTCGTCTGTTGGCCAGCCAACACTTGACGTGCTGACTGGTGAAAATAGTGGGGTACCTTGATGTCTTCCTGCATATAACATTGAGGTCAAAAGTTCATTCCACAATGATGTTGTCACTTCTTTCGTAGCCTTAGCGACAACGAGATGATTTTGACCATATCCCGAATCTGATGTTCCGATACCAACTATGTCGTTGATATCGTCTGCAAAAGAGTTAAAAATTTTAACTAAATCCTGCTTTGCTGATAAACCTGTTAAATAATAACTCTGTGGTGCCATCTAAATCTTCCCACAATTTTTAAATTATAATGCGTCAGTAACAGTGCTAGTTGGATTAGTTAAAGTAACTGAACCACTTGCGTTTGTTAACTTCTTTGATGCAATCGTAACAGTTGATGTTCCAGGTACAGTATCAGCACCAGTCCAAGACCATGCTCCACCATAACCAGAGCCACTGCCACCACGGGCAACGTGAGCATCTGCTAATTCTGTTTTAATATATAAGTCACCGCCAGAAACATTAGCAGAAACTTGGATATAGTTTGCACTATAGTCAGAATCGTCTGCAATTTCTTTCTTATGAACTACATAAGAACCAGTTAAGTCAGTGTACTTGTAACGTGTACGTGCATCTACTGAACTTGAATCTTGTGGTCTTACTGAGTAAGTAAAAGTACCTAATTCACCAGTTAGTTGTTCCCAAGATGTTCCTTGTTGGTTTGATGATGAATCACTATGTGATGCTGAAACTCTAAGTTCCCCACCTGCGGCGAACCAAGCATTCATGTTAGCCGTTGAACCAAACTCGAATTTAACGATTTGAGTTCTAGTACCGTTCCAGTTTGCCGCTGTTTGTGATGATTCATTTTGAACACTTGTGTCCCAGTCTGAATAGTTCCAAGGATTATCGAAACGTGTGTCGATTGCTGTTACGAAAGCACCAGCAACTGCACCATATTGGTCCCAGTCGACTACATCGCCTGCATTAACAGCCGTTAATGTGTTTGTTATGTTGTAAAAATTCGATAATTTTGCTGCCGCACTATAGATTGAATCAAAAAATGCATCATCTATGACATCACCTGCTGAAGGATTTGCCGAGATTGAATGTGATTGATTATAACCGCCATGTACCCCAGTTCCATTTAGAATTTCATTTAATTTACTACGCAGATTGTCTAGGTCTGCTTGATTGATTGTTGAGCCTGAAGCCATTGTTATACTCCTAAATTTTAACTAATTTGTATTGTAACTGTGTAATCAATTACAATAGTTCTGTTTGCCGCAAGTAACACGGGATGGAAAGTTACGTGCGTCATCATTAATGTTTTTGTTTTATCTAAAGCACCACTATTGGTTACTCCAGATAGAAGTCCTATTTCATCAAATGTAAAAGATTCGGCTTGTGTTGCTGTTGCCGAACTATCACTTGTTGGAATCGTCACTCCCACAGCCGTTGCATATTTTGTGTGACTTACATCAACACTAAATTTTACTTTTGCCGTGTTATTTGGTACTATTTCCCCAGCCCCCATATCCTCTCCTGGAAAATATACAGTATTCGTTGTTGTCTGTTCGTACGTCGGAACATATAATGAAGCGTTACTTGCCGTTATTGCTAGTTGGTCATACGTCGGATAGACTCTAGGAGAACGATAAGATAAAGTAGTAGTTGAGGTGCTACCGCCCTTGCCAAATTGCATCCAATTAATATGAGGTGATGAGCCAGACGAGTTTACACTCGTTGCTTTACCTGCCATAGCCGAAGCCAAGACATATGCCATATTTCCTGGATGAATCGCATTTTTCTTTTGTACAAGTACTTCTCCACTCTCTTTATCATAGATTTTGAGTGTACCTACTACTTGTGATTTTATTACGTCTTTAAACATGTTTTATATCCGTCTCTTAGATTATATCTTATATTTATCATCTATTGTATTTATACGTTCCTATCAATACTTCTATTCTAATAGAATTATTTCTGGTCTTGTAACACTAATGCTAATGGAGTATCTAGTACAAATATTCTATCATTTTGTGAGAAATTATGTCCCAATGTAGTATATAATGCTCTTTCTACGATATTTAGCGTACCGCTAGTATTTTTGTCATACATCATGAACTCTACGTTATCTGGATTACTAATACTTTGTACTGCAATCAATTTCTTATTATTTTTCGAAGCACTTAATTCTTGTGCTGTCGCTGTGCCTGTCAGTGCAGTCAATATGAATGGACCCCTGGCAGTACCAGTGCCAGCGCCAATACCAGTTGCTGTGAACACTGTACCTACCTTACTATCAGCCGCACCTACTAATGTAAAGTCTGTTGTTCCTGTTTTAGTCACAGTGTATTCTCTACCGATTACAAATGAACCCGCCGTAATTGTCCAGTTTTCTGATAACGTGCCCCAATCTTTAATAGGAACATTATAACCTCTACCATACACATCATACACGTAAAACTCTGTTTTGTCAAGAGTAAATCCTGCTAAGTTTCCGTCTGATGCATGAATGTCAGCATCTGCTCCACCATTTTTATAATTCTGTATTATGACTACTGAAGACTCTACTGTTCTAGCACTTACTTCGCCAGTATCAAATCCACCGGCTACATTTGTAGATGTAGTTCGATATCTTAGTAATTCTCCTTGTTCGTAATCTCCGTCAGCAATGTCTGTATCAGATATACCATCATATACCATTTCGGCATATCTACTGGCTTTACCAAAGTCTAAAGTAAGTTTTAGTTTTTCGTCAATAGTTGTGGTTAGTATTGCTTTATCACTGGCTTTGTTTATTCGTTTAATTTCTCTTATCTTTGCATGATATGGTTTTGTTTCTCTGACGTATTCTAAAATGTCTGCTTCACTATCTCTCTGGTATATTGCATGTTGCTTAAGTGGTCGGCTATGCAAGTCTAGGTCAAAATAACTTGTCTTAAACAACCAAGAAGGATATGATTTCTCTGTGTATAGATAATCAATCATGCTATAGAAAATATTATTAACAAACGAAGTATCGGAATGAGTTCTAATCATATTCATCAATTCTTGTATTTGAATTCCCACAGCATTGTTGTAGTAGTTGTCAAATGCTGTTCCTGTTCCACTACCTACGCCCGTTGCTGTAAACCTACTACCTGATGAGTTAGAACCTGCGCCAACTAACGTGAAGTCTGTTGTGCCAGTTGTTAGTATTTCATACTGTTTACCAATTACAAATGTGCCAGCAGTTTTGGTCTCTGGATATACTAGAGAATCTAATCTAAGACTTATGTTCAGTGAACTCTTGGTTCTATTAACTAATTGTAGTTTGCCGTTGTGTTCAAAGTAATATTCATCATGTGTTGGTAACTTTATTTTAAATGACTTTATACCTTTTTCATATTGTTCAATCATATCGAACTCTCTAGTATTAGAGAGATACGAGAAGGAAGTAATTTTTTTAAAACTATCATTTAAGTACCAATCACCTAGACTAAAAATAATGTCGTCTGTATCTATGTACTGCGTATAATTGGAGTACGAAGATAGTAATAGTTTATTACTCATTGCTGAATTTATAACCGCAACAAAGTTATCTCTTGCCGTGTATTTACGTGTGAACCAATTATCAGTTGTCTCTATTACTTTATAAACTCGTAGTACATCTCCCACAGTCATTGTATGGTCTTGGTTAATTTTTAAAGTATTGCTTTCAATAGTCAAATACTGTGCTTCCACCGTCATTCCATTCGTAGTTACTACGATATCATCTACTGTTAGTCCAGTAATAAATTGAATATTATTACTATCAACTGGCGTGACTATCGCAAAGTTAACATTACTCAATTGCGGTGCTGTAAGTTTTGTAGCATACGTTGTTGATATAGTGATTCCAGAGATAGAGTTTGTTAAGTCATCTATGAACTCCTTTGGTATTGGAGTTGACGTGTCTTGTGGTAACATTTTCCAATCAGTATGTTCTTTTTCGATTCCGTCTTCTATTTGATATTCTGTTGATGCTGTAATTGTATCACTGTTATATGATTTAGAATTATTACTAATGACTACACTTCTTTTTCCAACTGGTAAGAATTTATTCTTAGGTCCGTCTGCCGCTAGTAATATTGAGATATCTTTTGCATCTGCGTCTGTTGATGACCAGAAGAAGTACTCTGTTATTTCTTTACCGGCATCTGTGTCGTAATATGTTTTTGAATTATATGAAGTTGTAGCCAATGGTAATGTTCTAGATTTTGTCCATTTCTTTACTAGTATCGTAGAACTATCTACTGTTTTGCCCCAATACTTTCTTACAAAATCAATATTCAAATTACCAGATGCATCGCCATAATCATTATAACGATAATAACGTGCTAGTTCTGTATCCCACCACATTGTGTTTAACTTCTCATCTAACCACAAATCATTACTTGTTGTAGTATCATACTTCGCTGGGTCAGTCCACATAACGTAATCTAGTTTAGACATTATTGAGCCTGATATTTTTAAGTTAAGAGGGTCATATATATGATGTATTGTGAACTCTTCGCCATCTTTTACTATTAATCGTTTCGTTAAATTACTATTAATAACAGTCGCCTGTTTGGCATGAACCGATGTACCACTAACTGGATTATAACTTAGTACTCCCCACCCATTCGTATCGTAATTATCTATCCATAACTTACTTGCACTATTCAGTCCAAGGTCAGTTTCAAATTCAGTTCTAGTACTTCCATTAAATCCAGGAGTATATCTTATAGATTTCCAAAGCATTGCTTTGAAATTCGCACTTGATGTAACATTTGAGTATGTTAACACTAGTCCTATCTTAGTTAATATTGATGTAGTTGTTCCAGAGAACGACATTTGCACAGTATTATTAGTGAATATCATTCTACCATCACTTGAAATTCCCACTACTATATCTGATGCAGAAGTAATTTGGCTAGCAAATTCCAATGCACTTGGACTTGATGATGACGAATTACTATACGTACCCGCTGTTATGCCCATGTCAGAAAGAGAGTTTCCAATAATATTACTTGCAACTATGCTCTTCTCTGAACTTGTTATTTTTACTTGTCTGTCTGACTTAACTGCGGTAACTGTTGCGCCTGAGAATACTTGAGTATTTAAGTCAGATACTATTCTATCAGTGGCATCAATTGCAATCGTAGTGGTTGCAAATCCTAATCTACTCATTGCTCCCGAAGTTACTTCAACTATATCTAAGTTATGATTTATACTTGTTATCTTAACTGTACCTGTTACTACTGTGGCAGTAACACCAGAAACAGATAACGCATTAATTTGTGCGACTATGCTATCTGCCGTTGGAGCAGAACTTGTTAGATATGTACCTGCTGTGATTCCTAACTCAGTTAATGCTGTTCCAGAAATAATCATCTGAGTTCCTGAACTTACTACAGTCATGCGATTATTAGCACTTACTGTCGCCGTGATATTAGTTATAGTAGTCAGGTCTGTTGCTAAATTATCTAGTTTAGAGTCTGTGTATGCGTTTGTCGTAGATAGTCCCAAGTCAATTAGTGAACCGCCAGTCATAGTTAGTTGTGACACTGATGTTGTCAGTACTAAATTACTTCCAGAAGTCGAGGCTACAACGCTACTAGTTCCTGAATTAATCGCAATAACAATTGCGGCTAAGTTTGCTCCACTACTTAATGTAATCGTGTCGCCATTAATCGTCAGTGGCTTAGTAGAAGGCATAACTGGAGAAGCAACTGTGCCAGTGAGACTCAAGTCTGTAATTGTCTTTGTTATTCCATCAATAATAACAGTATTTCCTGTAGTTAATGTTGAACTTCTTGTTGCTGTTGTAGTATTTGATATAGTGTCTGTTGCACTATATCCCACCGTTACTGTTGTCCCATCGATTGTTACTTGGTCACCTTGTGTTGAACTAAATGCACCTGTTGTCGTTGCTACTGTTCCAGAGAATGTAACAGTTGTATTAGTGCCATTCTCGACTAATCCAGCATCGTTGTACACAACAAAACTTGCTTGTTCGCCCTCTGCCACTATTGAATTTGCAACTGTTCCAAGAATTGATATTCCGGTACTAGTTCCACCTGATGGAGTATAAGTGAAATTTGTCCCATCAATCGCAATGATATCACCAGAACTAAACACTGGATTACTGACTGAACCAATTGCTTCTACACCAGAGTTTGTATTAGTAGGAACAAATACACTATTCGTAGTCGTTGAATCTATCTCAACAGTTAGTGGCTCGAAATCTTCTTCAAACACCAAATATTCATGCACTGTGCTTCCACTTACAGTTTTAGATCCGTTAGTAGATAACAAATAATATCCTGCAATAATTGGATTTATTTCATCGGCAGATATCTTTAGATAAATTGGTTTAGCAATAGAAGAGGTGCTAATAGGAGAAGCAGTTCCGATATATAGTTGGTTATCTGATGTTTCACCTACATAACTTATTTCGGCTACTTCGCTGAGTCTTACCACGTCCCATTCTCTTTCTGCATCTGATTGTACCCATGCAGTATCTCCTTCATACAAAGATGTTGCTGTCAAAGATGTTAATGAATCATATGTACTTGTTATATAACTTACATCAGATTCGTTTACATATCCAGTTGTTTTAATTGCTATGTTACTTTTATTGACAACTGGTGTGAACTCTTTAGATATGTCTGTGTATTCTATTAAAAATGGGTCTTGAATCATATCACTTACTGTGACATCTTTTGTCATTGTGAATTTTGAGGACTTATGTCCATACTCACTTAGTTTGATTGCCCAAATATCAGAATGAGTTATATTTTCAAAATCGCCATTGTTGTTTACAATCTTATTAATGCTAGAAACAGTTGATTTGTGTGCCAAGAATCCTTTATAAAATTCCAATTGAGACTCACGTTCAATTCCATGATTTGTTAGATACGCTTTTGTAGTATATCCGTAATGATTTGATTTTAACTTATTAATAATAGATAGACCTTGGTCGACTAGGGTGTCTCTGTAGTGTTGAGTTTCAGCAATCATCGTATCAAAGTTTGGTATTAACTCATCGTTGTGTACGATGTAACCATCAACCGTCATAGTTCCATCCCAATCTATTGTTCGGTTGCAATCAATTTGCATTCTAAGATTTCTAGTATGTGAATGTGGGTCATATATGACATCTTCATAACTGTCAATTCTGTCAACTACGAATGCGTGTTCGACATCTCTTATGTCCATCTTCATTCCATAGATAGGAACATTACTTGTAAATGTTAAGGTGGAACCATCTGTGTGAAAGTTAACTTCAGAATTTGGTATAAGTCTACCAGACGAATCTACCATACGATAGTAGTTCTTAAAAGTTTCAGTTGCTACACTCGCCACACCGTAATCTGTCTTAAATCTACCACCTGTAAGTAACGGAGTAAGAGTAATGAAATCTCCAACTTTATTATTTTCTGATTGCCATTCTAAGAATTTGTATAATAAATTTTCCCAATCTACTTGCTCTCCAAATTCACTTGAATCTGTAAATTCCCAGCCCACTAAGTTAAGATAATGTTCATAGCCCATAATTAAATGTGCAACATCATCTACCGTATCTAATATATCTCCGTAATTATAATTCTTTAAAGTGTCATTTACTAATTCGTTATAACCAATTGCTTGAACTTTGTTCGTTGTTGGCCATTCTGATACTGGTTTCCATTCTTTAAGATTATCATCGAAGTTTGTAGATGTGTGATTATTAAGACATACATACGGAGCGTTATTCCATAATGTATATGAGTCCATTCTATAGTATTCACCAGATTGCCAAGGTGTTACTGTAAGTCTGTCGCCCTCAGTTGAGAATGCTTTTTCACCACTTGCTTTGTCCCATCCCATTGCATAAAATGTAGGATTAATTTCATCATAACCGTGAATTCTAAAACCAAACTTATCAACTTTTGGCTGAGATATAAGTGTCCAACTTGCATAATCAAAAGTAATTGCAGCCGCAGTTTCTTTTGCTGACACGCCATCTATTTTTCTTTTATAATATTTCCCATCACTAGTGTTTAGGACAACTAGTCCTTTGTAGTAAGTAGATGTATCAGCAAGAGCATAAACTGGATGGGCAGCCGCAGTTGACACCTTTTCAACAACAATCGCACTGAAGAATTCGCTTCTATTTGGTACTCCATCATGGACAAATAAGTCAAAATTATCTTCTGGTAATTCAGTAAATCTACTATTTGATAATGAGTTGTTTTCTGTTTGTAATTTAAAGTTGTTAACAAATCCGCCTAACTTTGAACCCAACTTAAATGAATAGTTTAGTTTATCTGCGATTACTACTGTATTATTAATTCCTTCATTCTTGTTAGAGTATGATATAATATCTGCTATCTGAGTTTTATATGTGTTCATAATCTCAAATGGATTCGACAATAACATTAGTAAGAATTCTGCGAAAGCAAATTCACTACTACGAGTCCACGCAAGTTCAACAGGAGAGTTATCTCCGAACTCCCATGCCTGGTCTGCCAATGCAATATCACTTGCAGTAAATACACCTCCAAAAAATAAGTTTGCTGGCGTTTTTAAGTTTCCTGAGGCATCGACTGGAACTGGACAAGTTAAAGAATTATTTGATATAAGATTATTCCAAAACGCTACAGTTGTGTATGTTGCACCCCAAACCGAATCGAAGTTTGCTGGCTTTTGTGACAATTTCATTGCTTTCCAGGGTTCTATTAAAGGTCTATCTGTTCCATAAGCATGTATTAATTGTCCTCTCCAATTGCCACTAAATGTTTCGTTTTTTACTCTATAGTTCCATGTTTTGTAATCAGTTACATCATATGATTCATTAGTCAAATTATCTATACTATTTCTCATCATCCACTTCTTAAAGAAAGGATACATGATATATTTCTTTTCGGCACTTGAGTAGTCGTTAGTTGCAGAACTATACATTGCATAGTTCATACTATCAATAGTGCTATTTGTGTTGTCTGTTAGATTATTAAATATCAGAGTTTCAAATGCGAGTAATATTGTATCTATTCTATTTGTTCCACCATCCACTAATGGATAAGCAGGAACTAATGAGCCATCATGACCTTTAATAAATTTAACTGGAGTGCTATATCCCGAGTCAGTAATAATCTCTGGAACATACGCTGGTCTTATGTTTAATGATGTTGCACTTGGCGGTATGTAAGTTTCTTTTATATTAGTATAATGTCTGACCGTTATTATATCACTAGATGACCTTGCGGTAGTAAAGTTTATTTCTGTAGCGCCAGAAGATAATGTATAATCTACGTTGAAACGCTGGATTACATTGTTTAATATCACAACTATATTCTTGTCATATAGAATTGCGTCTGTGAAACTAGGCATTACTTGTTCAGTTGCATTATCAATAACTGTTACGTCAAGTTGCTGATAGTGTGCGTGTTTTTCACCAAAGTTTAACATAGTACTATCTCTGAAAATACTCACACTTGTATGTTTTCCGAGAGATATAGCACTGATGGCTTCTTCTACGATTTGTAAGTCCGTTTTAGTTGTACTAGAACCGTCCGCTAGAGCCTCAATGACTGTAGTTAAAAATTTATTCTTGTAACTGTTGTATGAATTCGATAAAAACTCTGTTCCTTTAATAGGATTATAGTCTTCTCTTGTTAGTGCAAAATATGCCTCTTTAATATCTATCAAGTTAGTAACTAGAATACTACCTTTATCTGCGTGTCTTAACTTGTCTGTGTCATCGCCAATATTTCTATAATTGTTTATAGCATCAGCATCACCAGTTAATGTTGGCGTTGATTCTATTATACGAACAAAGTGTTCATAAACCAGAGAGAATGTCATATCTGAATTTACGTAAGACTTGTTGTCGACATTATACTCAAGTGCAGGATTAATCCTCTGAAATACTGTTTTGCCCTCGTAAATAACTGGCGTACTTGTGCAATAATCAACGTATATGTTTCCTGATACCGCTGTTTCTATAGTTATTTTCTTAGTAGCCTCAGAGTACGTATAGTTTCCTAATTGTTTCTGTCCATTTACATATAAGTCTATTGAATCATAATCTTTAGGAGATTGTAGTAGTTCTATTTCTGAAATTGTAAGATGGTCACCCACTTCTTGTCTTAAATTTCTATAATCAAACGTAGTAGACATTGTTAGCGACTTGTAACTATTAGTACTCGCATCTGCTTTCCAATTATATCGTAATGAATCTAGTAAATCTATATTGAATACGTATTCACTTTGAAAATCGCCGGCTTTTAACTTAGGTTTAAATCCCAACTCTGCGTCTGTTACATAACTTTCACCGATAACATAGTGAAATATTTTTATATCACGTTGATATGTACCAGTAGAATTGTAAGATTTAAATGTTGGCAGTTCCCAATTTGTGTCACTTAAAGATTTAGAAGTACTCTCTGCACTTAGTTCGATATGTTGGTCAAATTCTATGATTGGTCTTTTTGCCTGTGATATCTCATCAAAGTTCGCATCTTGTATCAAATCTTTGATATCATCATAGTGATACCAATAATTATTTGTTGACCACCAAGAGCCCGTTCCGTACGTCTTTGTTTTGTCTGTATTGATTGTGACGTAATGTTTATTCTCTGAACCAGTTATTGAGGCATGGAATGAAGTTGAAACCCAATAGTACATACTGTAGTTGATAAACTTATCTAAGTCTATAGGTAAAGCAACAGTGCGTAATGAACTTTTACTATTGAATAATCTTCTATGGTCATTTGTTAACGCACCTTTATTGTATAGTGCATTAAGTAAATCATCATAAAAAACATTATCACTTGCATCTGCATTTGTGAATACGGGTTCTAATCCATAATTATCTCTCGCATATGATTGTTCTGGAAATGAAAGATAGATGTCACTAGTCTTAAATATTCCCTTTTCTTTTCTACCGACAAATGCTTTTGTCTTCTCCATCTCACCGACTGAAAAGGCACGGTCAAGTGTCGTTTCAAATATTGATTCTAACTCGCGGTTTTTTAGATGTCCTGGTAAAAAGTCATAAATCTTCTTTGCCATGTTATTCGCCTACTAATTCAGATTGTGATAATTGTGTGATTATTTTTACATCACTCGAAGTGGTTACTGCCATAAATATTTCATTCAAAGCACAAGAGATACTAAGTAACTTAGTAAACTCATTTGTAGAATATTTAGGAGTAATTACTACACTCGAAATATAGTCTCCCAATTCTTTATGTAGGTACGCCGCTAGTTCTGAGAAGTAGAATGTCGCTCCGAAGTCCCAGTTATCAATCGCAAAATATTCATTTACTTTGGTAGACACTGCGGTTTTTATTTCACTATCGCTGTATCCAACTCCCAATTTCTTAATCACCTTGAACATTGCTTGGTTTTCATTTTTTGCATACGAACCAAACAAGTATTTAAATTCTACTGGTATATAAGCGATGTGGTCAGATATTGCTGCCTTTGGCTCAATAGTGTCCATTATTTTTGATAACTCGTAATTATTTGGAGCAATTGGAGTTGCTGTTGTGAATTTCTTTCCTACCCATTTTTCTACGTTTCTTACGTAATCTGAGCCCAACACATACATGTCTATGATATTACTTGTGCTTGGGTCTATTCTTTTATTTAAGTCTGCATAATGGTCCCATCTAAAACTTGTGAACTTGTCTTCGACAAAAGTTATTCCTTCTTTTGGCACGTACGCCACTGTTTGATATAATATCCCGTTGTCTCCTAATGCAGTAAATGTAAAACTTGTATTCCATGCACCTGCTATGCGTTTATACCACACACTAGTTGTTGTGTTAAACCACAATGTAGCAGTCGCTGGAACGCTTGAATCTGGCACTCCTGCACTTGCTTGTGCAGCCGCAACTGCAAACTTTGATGCTCTATCATATGTTATATTGTCTTTAGTATAACTTTCCATTATTATCTGGTTACCAGAAGTAACAGAAAGCATGGAGTATGGATGGTCGTCTGTATCGCCTGCGAATAGTTTTACTTTCGAATTATCTTTATATCCAGCACCAGTCAAGTAGTCGTCATATACATATGAAGATATTGACTTGTATGTTGTATTCGTTGAATTGGCAACTGTTGCTAACTCGAATGAGGCTTTAACTCTAACTGAGAAGTTGGCAATGTCAGACAGTGTTGTTGCTGTTCCGACAAACACGTCAATGAGGTCGTTTACAGAGATTGCGTATGTCCAGAAAACAATTTTATAAGTTGTACCCACTGTGTTTGTAACAGTTACGTGGGCGGCATCGATAAACGCTCCAGTGTCAGTTCTAAGAAGTATGTTACTTGTGGTAAGTGCAGTTGCACTTACTATTGAGAATTCTCCATAAGCATACTGCTTAAATTTAATATCGGTGTCTAGTATGTTAATATTTAACTGGTTCTGATTTCCAGGTGTACTTGCATCTGTATCTACATGTTGAAATGGCAATACAAATTTATATAATGATGTGCCAGTATCATATGTCGTTGTAATTTCATTTTGTTCTACAACATCACCCTCATCGATGAAAACAAATTTACTACCCGTTGCTGCCGCACTAAAATACGATGTCGATGGTTTTCCTTTAAAGCCAAACGTAGTCAAATCAGAAGTACTAATACTTGCAAAACTACTATCTGCGTTAGAAGAGTCTTCGGCACCATCATAATTTATAGTGATATTCACATTTGATAAATTTGTGGCAGCAGATGCTGTTACTGTACTATCTAGTCCTATCGTTGATGATAAAGATGTTATAGTACTTAAGTCATCAATTCTCAGAGTAAGAGTATCAATTCCGTCGCCATCGGCTAAGTCTGTTGCATTTCCAATAATCTTTCCAGCCGCAATGGTTGGCGAATGTATATGTGCTGGTAATAATGGATATTCTAATCCATCTGGTGATATAAGAGAGTGCGTATAAGTCGGTGTTGTTACCGCGGTATTTGTATCGATAAATGTGTACGTCTGTCTAGCACCAGTATATTGATATATTGCTTTAAACTCAGCGCCTGTTGAATTATATGTAACCGCACTTGTTACTGGAGCCTGTCCTATAGATACTGTTGGCGTGTTTGTAGTTGACGAGTAAGAACTATCTGTAGTTCCATCTTTATAGTTTAAGAATATAGCATCTCTCATTGATAAATTAGTTTCGTTATCAACCACATCAGTAGTGTTTCCATAGAAGAATTTAACTTGGTCTCGACTTTCAAATGCTATCTTTTTGCCAATAAGTTCAGCAATATATTCTGATTCATTGTCTCTAATTCCAGAACTATAGTTAAACACGACATGCACTTGTGACGGAGTGGAACCTGTATGTAGTTGCCATTCCCAGACGTTTGCTTGTCCAGTTTTTAATGCATATTTTATAGTAAACGTTGTCTCTGTCACACTATCAATTTTAGTTTTAATTGAAGTTACTTCTGCTTCAGTGAACTTTGTTCTTAGTCCACGCACTACATTAGCGATAGTGCCATTATCTGGTATTACTTTATTCAGTGTATAATCTTTTGAACCATCTGCCTTGACTGCTCCTACTTTTTGAACTTTTGCCCAAGTTACTATATCATTCGCACTTAACTTAAATGTATCGCCTTCGAATATTGTGGTTACGTTTACATCTATGTTAGAATTAATAACCATCTTGTTAGTCGTAGTCACCGTGTACGGTCTAGCAACCGATACATTTACACTAACGTTACTACTATACTTGTAGAAAAAATTATTTAAAAGACTTGGATGTTTTATTGCTTTAGTAAGTTCATTTCTTATAAAGTTATCGCTCTTACCCTGTGCTTTGTTGTATCTTAGTGGAATTTTTACTGTCTCACTTTCAACAAATAGGCTCCCATCAGAACCTGTCACACTTAAATTAGAATGATGACCTAGTACATCGTCAGTTTCAAAGAAACGAGAGTTGCCTGCAAAAGAAGTGTTCACTGCTTTTACTTTTTTAACAATGTTACTGCCAAGAGTTAATGGATATACATTATAGTCCTGTGCATTGACCATTCTGTCCTGAGTATAGTAACTTCTTGGAGCAATTCTACGTACACTTGCGTATGTTTCGCCTGCATAGTTCTCAGTAAAATCTCTAGTACTTGATAATGTAAATGTTAGTTGATATACTCTATTATCATTGCCTACATATGGAATTGTGATTATTGCATTTGCAATATCATCTGCGTTTACAGAGAAGTTATCATTATCTACTCGTCTGTACCATGTTCTGTATCCACCACTTGCGGCATTGCCAAATATTCCATCTGGATAATTTAATTCAATTGCATTATTGTCTGCTGTAGAAATACTCACTATGTCACCATTACCAGTTCGTAGGGCGTTATAGATTGCAGTTTCACGTGTATTATTATCTACCTTACTAACACTTGATACATATCCTCTATTTGAATCTATTCTTTGTACCCAAACATCACTATTGGAGACGTTAACATCATTTATTTTTTCTCTTCTATTTGAAATAGTTGTGGTATAGTTTGCATCACTAAACTGTAATTCGCCCGAAACTGCATAGACAAAGAAACCAGTTCTGTCACTAGCAGAACCCAAGTTATCATTTCTGTTTATAAGTGTAAAGTTTTTAGATATATTTGGCTCATCTTCGTATACTTTTGTTGTTTTCTTATCCATTAATACACGAACTGCTTCGAAGTTTCTGTTTGCGCCTGCTATGGAAGTAGTGAATGTGTAGTTTACATTTTTAGAGGCAGTGTCTTCGTTTATTTCGTACAAAGAGTGTTCTACATCTGCAATTGTCAATTCAGAAGATGGATTTTGAATTTTAGTATTTCCAGCAAATGATGAATTTAAAACAGTGATAAAGTTTTCATACCAATCTGCATTATTGCTGTCGTTCCAGTTGATAGTTTTTCCTGCAAGAGATACGCCCTCATTATCTAGTACCGCTTCAGTAGTAGATAAACTTGAGATTTTCATAAATCCCTTTGCATTGACTGGTCTAGTCTTATTATATCCGAGTGATTTGGCCATCTGTAGAACACTAACTCTGCGTTCAGCAGTATCCATGAAATTCTCTCTAGTGTTCATGTCTAGTCTGAACGACAAACTGTGTCCTAAGTATGCAACTAAGTCTAAGATTGCAATGAATTCAGAACTTGCTACGAAATCATTAAATTTCTCAGGATACGTCTTTGCTGTATAATCTAAAAGTGCTGTTCTAATTGTGTCAAAATCATATGCTTTAAGGCTAATATTGGAAAATGCTGTATATACTGCTGTCCAACTTTCACTTGCGAATAGATTGTCTGTACGTTCTTGGCTCATAATGGTCTCTCTATTATTCTCTGTCTAAATCGATACTTAATTCTACTGGCTCATTTGTAGGCAGAATTGCAAGTCTCAACATAGCGTTTATTGTATGGTCCGAGTCTGTAACTTCTACACTAACAAAGGTACATCTTGGGTCATCGTTTATAATATTCGTTAAATCTTCTTTAATTAACTCAGTAGTTTCAGCAGTTAGTGGCTCAAACATCATTTCGTGTATAATTGACCCATAAGTAGGCAACATCACACGTTCACCCCTACGAGTCATGATATGATTCATAAGGTCTTCAATCACCAAGTCTTTATCATGTAACTCGTGATTTATTGCTTTTAAATTTTTGGTACTGAACCCTGCGAATGTTGGCATATCTATTATTTTCTCTGTAGTTTATGTTACATGTATTTATCTCTACATAAACTTCGCAGTTTTTGATTGACAAATGGATGCAATTCTGTTATTATAGTACTAAATAATAGTAATAATCACAACAAGGATAACAAATTATGCCAAATTTAGTACCAATGGTCGTTGACCAGTCAGCAAATGGAGAACGCAGTTACGATATTTTCTCTCGTTTATTAAAAGAAAGAGTTATATTTCTGACTAGTGAAGTGAATGATTACCAAGCAGATTTGATTTGTGCCCAGTTATTGTTCTTAGAAGCAGAGAATTCAGACAAAGATATACATTTTTATATCAATTCTCCTGGTGGTGCTGTTACATCTGGAATGGCAATATATGATACCATGCAGTTTATAAGTTCGCCTGTTGCTACTACAGTAATGGGACAAGCATGTAGCATGGGTTCATTACTTGCACAAGCGGGCGCTGAAGGTAAGAGGCATGTACTACCAAATGCTCGTACAATGATACATCAACCTAGTGGTGGTGCTGGCGGACAGGCTACTGATATGAAGATTCAAGTTGATGAAATAATGAAACTGAAAGAAAGATTGACTCAAATCTATGTGAATCATAATTCTGCTGGAAAAACATTTGATGAATTAACTGAAGCAATGGAGCGAGATAACTTCATGTCAGCAGAAGAAACTGTTGCGTATGGGTTAGCAGATAAAGTTATAGATAAGCGTTAGAATCCAGGTACATAACTGAACATCTTGGCAGTTTTGATTTTTTGTTGGGCCAACATAGAATCAACTTTGCCATTTTTCTTTATATTACTTTGAATTTCGTCTGTTACTGAGTACCAGTCTTTTGCATTTATAAGTTTTGTGATTGGACTCTTTTCTATAGTACTAACACCTTCGGCAAAAAAGTGGTACAATAACGCATCATAATGTGGTTGTGAAATCTTCACTGTGATAAACTTCTCTAGTACGTTTCCAATGTTTCTTAATTGCTTCTCTAAGATAAATACTGCCGCACCTTTTGTTATTTTTTTCGATGATATATCTATTCGGGTAGATGCAACAGTAATATATCCATAGTCTATCTCAGTGTCTGAAATTTTATAGTTATAACCAACGACATTATCAACAATCGTAAGCATCGGCTTATTATCCAATATGATGGCGTCTTTGCTCACTGACGAAAATGTTAAATTTTTCACATCATTCAGGTCAACTCTCGTGTGACAAAGAAGATAATTTGGATTACCATTTTCATGGTATCCTGTTCCTAAAAACGTGCCATGGTCTGTTATAACATTTAATGGCATTTGAATATAATTTAGTAATGAGCCTGGTCGTTTATCATATATCATAATTATGTACCCTTTGCTTTTGACTGAGCAAAAACACTCGTTGTTAGTTTTGTAGAATGTGGTCTAATGAATGGCTCATGTGTTGGTAGTTCAGACACAATTGTTTTTTTAAGTGTTGTACATTCTAATTCTTCTATATCTGGCATATCACTAGTTAGAATAAGTTCTGATATTGGTGCTAATGGTCCATTTAAATGCAATAGACTACCAGTCGTTACTATACAATTTACCCCAACGTTAATATTCATTCCAGACTCACTCTGCAAGAATTGGTTACCTTGACTTCTGAAATGTAATTCTTGGTCGGTATTAATTTTTGTGGTGCCGAAACTATGTATGTTTATATTTTCGCCCGCTTCTAAATTAATATTTTTATCTGCACGTAAGTTAAAGTCTTTCTGAGTTCTCATATTTAGTGACCCCTCTGCGTAGACCATGACTTCGCCACTTGCTCCAACCTCTATCCATCCAGTGCCACTACTATTAATAATATGAATAAAATCATTACCACCATCTAACATAATACTAGCACCCGAAGATGTTGTTATTCTTATTTGCTCAGGATGAAGTTCGCCTGTATCATCAACACTGCCATCATCAATTGATATCGATGAGCCAGCCGATGTTTTCAGTCCAGTAACTTTGCTATGTTGTGGAGTTGCGTATGCCGCATCTCTTCGAGGGCTCGCAGATGTTGGACCTCGTAAATCGTCACTAAACGTTCCTTGGTCTCCTAGTACTTTATTATTTGGTGAGTTTGGCAGTTCTTCTCCATTCTTTTCTGCATCTTCTGGACCTAAAACAACTTTCTGCACAGCAACACCTTCAAATGCACCTTCACCTATTCCACTGCCATCAATATGTGGGTTTCCTTTAACGCCACCAGCAACTATATCTACTGACTCTGATGATGTTGCAAACCAAAAGGCATCAACTGTTGAGGCGTGGTCTGCAAAGAATACAAGAATTACAATGCCAGTTTCATCTGGAACATTAAACATAGACCCCGTTTTTGCATGTTTGAAATATGTTGGTTTCTCCGGACTCTGATTTAATGCTGGAATATACGCGGCAATCCTTCCTTGTCCAGTTGGGTCAATATGTGGAATACCCTTTGAACTTTTAGTAATCGTTATCGCTTTGTATATATTATTTAACTTAGCAATAAGAGGACTGGCTTCATGGGCATATTGTGCATCAACCGTCTTTTTTATTTTATTGTCAGCCATAATTAAATTTCTCCGCTACTTGATTTATCTATATAAAATACGTCATGATTAATTTTTATCATTCTTGTAATACCGGTGGTCTTCCAAATCGCACCCTGTTTTGACTGCGGACCAACTTCGATAGCAGGGAAAAACTTTGCAATTTTTTCTCTCAAATAGGTATAGTCATCACCACCTCCGGGATTTGAATCGTCATATGTGTTTGTGTATAAACCAAAGAAAGCACTAGGGTCTCCAATTTTTTGTGTAGTTCCATTAACATCTGTGTATGTTATCGGTCCAATCTTATTAAAATCTTTTACCAATATATTTGCGTTAGAATAATCATCTTTCACTTCTATCATTTGTCCATAATCTGTACTTACAATTAATCTATATATTTTTTGTGCTTCATCGTACTGTTGCGCCTCTGATGTCGTAACATTTAAAGTTGGTAAGTCACTTGCTCTACGAGAGGGAAGAATAACGTTAAGTGTATTAAGTGCCGCGGTTTTAACTATAACTGGTTGACTTGCTACTGCAATCTGTGAAACTGGAATTTTGGCTTGAACAAGTTCTTGTTTCGAACCCGTAGTTATCGTCCTCACTGCGGATATCACTTCATCTGGCAAACCAAGAGATACCTCTGCTATTTGTAGTTCGACTTCTTGTAATTTTGCTTTATCAGATGTTATTACTGTAGAATCAGGATAATAACCGTCAAGTTTTGTTTTTAGTGTATCAGCATCTGTTACTAATATGTCTAACTTTTTTGAATTCTTCTTTACTATAACTGCCTTTTTTAACTGATTTCTACTAACTGAGTCACTACTGATAACATTGATTGCGTTTGCGTAACCTTCAACAGTTGTAAATTCTGATGCTGAGAGATTTTCTACTTGGTGTGCCTTACTAATCTTTTCTGAAATTGCTTCTAACATTTCGGTTCTTTCTGCTTCGGTTACGGTAACGCCCGCTTCTTTAAGTCTTTTGTCTAAATTCTTTGCACTATTATCAAACCATTCTTGTTGTTTGCTTTTTAATACTGCTCCAGTTCTATCCATAGGCCACGTTGTCGGGAACGAATCTACAGTGCCTTTAATAATGCCATCAATTCCTTGACTTAAGATTTCAATATCAGCCGCTTCTGATACTGTTAACGTATCTGCTGGAATTTTTACAATTTCTAGTCTTCTTGTTTCAGGATTAAATACTCTTTCTTCGGTTACTATTTCGTCAACTTGTGCCTTAAACCAATGAGTATTCTTCCAATCATTATTTGAATTTGGATAGTTAATTTGGTCCTTATACATTTGTTCTTCCCAAGTATATTCCGGTACATTTATTCTTTCTTCTACTATGACTTCATTAAGTAATGGCGTAGTTTCTGCTAGTATACTATTTTCAACTATTGCGCCTGCTAGTATAGCCCCCTTGCTGTAATATGTTCCAGCCTCAATCTGGTCTACGATAATATTTGCAGAATTACTTCCAGTCGCTTTTTTTACTATCTTATTGATATCAGCAGGATCATGTCCTGTAATGTTTAATTCTCCACCTACAGCAATTTGATATGCCGCCACTTCTTGTTCTGACAAAACAAAGTCAGTCTCAGTGGCAGGGTTAGCAATAACACCGTTGAAATAATCATTGACTGCTGTCACGGTAGATGCTTTGCCTTTGTCATCTGGACTGAGTCCAAGAGTTGCAAGTAGACTGTTTTCTGATTCTATTACTTGGGCGCAACTACTTGGCGATTTGCCAGTAGCACATGCATCTCGCAATTCTTTTGTGTTTTCAAGGTAAAAAAGAGCATTGTTTCTTCGAACCATGTTATCTAGTAGAGGCGCCTGATGTTTACCCAAATCGCCAGTTGGATTTAATGCACTCACGGCAAGAGTGTCTTTTGTATCTTGGTCTATATTTTCAGAGTGCGTGATTGCTCCTTCCATTTTCTCATCAAGTGTGCTGTTAAGCGGCGATAAAAGAAAATCTACTACTTGCTCGCCTAACGCCATGAATGGTTGATTAGTGCCATTAGGGCCATAAACACTTTCATCATCATCTCTAGTTCCGTCATCAGGACCAGATGATGTTGTATAAGTGCTGTCATTGCCACCCGTATCTTCGTTAGGATTTATTGTATGTTCTTGTGTTGTTTCCATCACCTCATCATCAGGAAAGAACTCTGCTGATGGGTTTTTTACCATAGATAATGTCTGTGTAAATAATCCATTTTGAAAATTACTTGTTATTGATTTTACTGCGTACAGACTCAGTATCATATTTGCTGTTATAATATTATCATTGATATCTGTCCCTGTTGCTTTTCCAGATTCTAATATTAGATGTGGAAATCCATTTATTTTAGTCATAGTGTTTAGTGCTATTCTATCACTTCCTTTGTTTCCGAATTTGGCTTTTTTAGCGGATGGCGGTTCGTGGCCTTCAATCCAATATGGGTCACCCTTAATAGTCATAGATGCAAGAATCATACTCAATTTTCCAGCCTTTGCTTCGTAGTATTTTTCTTTGGCGGTGGCGAGGTCTTTAACTGTTTGTGAACTCTGTGTGCTAATTCCACCTTTATCTACTTTTGTTACTAATCGTTGGAATGTAATAGGATTTTGTTGTTGTGCCCGTAGTATAGTTGCAAAGTCACTATTAGATAGCGAACTCATAAAGTCGCTTCCCAGTTCTTCTGCCAATATTATATTTTTATTTTTCTCAGGATTGTTTTTTCGTAAGTTTTCAAATACTGGAGTTGCAAAATCTTGATATTTGAACTCTGGACTATTAATGATTCCTGCGGCAATTATATCGCTGTAGAGCGTAGCGTTATCACTAACTAAATCATCTAGCGATGTTTGGGACTTATCGAGAGTTTTTTGTGCGGTTGCAATTAATTTATCTAACTTCTGAACATTCTTCCAAGCATTATATACATTATATCCATTTACTTTTCTGCCTATCTTTTTAGAGAATATGCCATGCTTTGGATCCGGTTCAGTAATTGACAGGTCATCCATTATCTCTTGCCATGATGAGTTGTTGATTATCTCTTTTAGATTTTCTACATTCTTATATTCATCCATTTCACCTAATTCGGCTAATATCTTTTGCTTATACTCATCTACAACTACTTTTCGTTCGGCTACTAAGTCTTTAACTACATCCTCTTGTTTAGTAACTACGGCAGATGCCACTTCGAAATCTGCTCTTGCTAAGTCAATTAGCGCCTGATGTTCTACTGTTACTTTCGCTCCCAATTCTGTTTTTTGTTTAAACGCATCGTATGTCCAAGATTCATTTGGAGTTGTAAATACTTTTGTTAACTCCGCATCTAATGAGATATTGAAATCCAATATCTGGTCGTTTTTACCGGTAAATAGATAATGATATTTTTTACGGACATGGCCATCATCAAATATTTCTTTAGTAAGTGCCTTACTGTTCTTCACTTTCATAAAATAATCAGGCATGTTCTGTTCAACGAGTTTTTTAGTGAAGTCTATATAATATTCAACTTGGTATGATTGTGTTCCCTTTACTGGGTTATATCCATTTTCTTTTATTGCGGCGTATGGAGTGATAGCCAATACATTAGTATATGTGGCAGTGTCTTCTAGTAGTGCATCTCTTACCGTGTCTGATATAGAACATATCTCTTCTAGCGTAGCATATATATGTTGTCCAGGCAAAGTATCACCAATTTTTATCGCATTATTTTTGCCTTCTTTAACCATACTCTTCTTGACATCCGTATTAGGTCCAGTCATATTGCTAGAACCTGCCCATTCTTTAAACTGCGGAGAGAATCTATAATAATAATAATGTTTTAATGATGCAGGCAATTCTTGGTTGTTCATTGCAATTGATTCGTTTAGACTAGAAAAAAAGTTATCTAACGCAGTTGTTAATGTGGCTCCCGTGTCGTATTCAAAACCGTACTCAGTAGTTGCTACCGCGGCATTCATCACCACCACATCGGCTGGAACTTGTCCTGTTATTACTGTAGTTGTTCCCCTGGCATCTGTGCTAGTACTTAGATTCTGATAGTCTCTAATTTTAAATGGCAATACTTTTGTCTGTGATAATTTTGTTGTTTTTGAATCTTGACTTCCAATAAAATTAATTTTTATAAAGTACGATGCATCTGAAATAGAAGTATATCCACATAGTGATACTGCATTTTGTAGGGTATCTGCTAGACTTGTATTTCCTACTTGCGTAACTGTGAAATCTAGTTTGTCTGCCGTTCCAGCAATTTTACTATAGTTCGAATTTCCCACACCAACAGACTCTACTGTTAAATCCGTAACGTTAAATTCAGTTGTGTATCCTGTTTTTGCTAGTACTACATAATTAGTATCAGGTTTTGGCCAAGAATCTGTTGCAATAGTTGTTGCATCAAATGCCTCTTGTATCTGAAATTGTCGGGTACCTGTTCTATCAACTATAAACCATTCTAGCGTATAGGTATATGTTTCAAGAGCATCTAACGGATTTACTATGAACTCTCCGTCAGCCTCGTGTTGATTCATTAAATCTCGTAAGTTACTAATGTTTGTACCTATCATTGTTTACACCATGTTACTAATGTTATCTAAACTCGGAACTTTGATGATTTTGCCTGCAGAAAAATCTCTAATAGGGTCTACTATTAGATTTGCATTTCTGGCAGCATATATCCACCAATATTTTGCAGTGCCATAGTGTTGGTAACTGCACAAATCTGGACGTTCGTCAAATTCTTGCGGTATAGTGTATTCTTCATCAAATGGGTCAGCAAATATAGTTCTCTTACTAATTATATCTAATATCGTATTATCGATTATTGAAGTTTTGCTCCAAGGAGAGTTTTCTTTATACATAACCTTTATTCCTTATTTTTCCTGTTAGATAATCTTTGACACTAAAGTTTTCTCGTACATCTTTCGGAGAGTAGGTAACAGATAGGGACATGACAAACATATTCATAACTGGAACTCTAATGTCTCCACCAGCAGTCTCTATTTCTATATAATCTATATCAGAGTCTAAGTTCCACGTAAAGTCACGAACAACACAAGGAATATTTTTATATATTCCATGTGAATTGAAGCGAAGTATTGGCGGTGGCATGCCAGGATCTGTATCATTTGCCCATTGCATTTTCATTGTACTTCTAATCCACACTGCCGCATTATAAACATACAATGCTTCTTCTTCACTTCTTACAATCATTGGCGCTGTTATGTTTAGGTCCATATTAGCGTGACTGTCAAATGCACGTTGTTGAAAGTTACTGTGAGTTAAGTCATATGAACTATAATTTGCACTCTGAATTACTGATATCGTAGGAGTAAAAGGAAAGTTAAGCCTTGTGAGTGCTTTTGCGTATTGGTTTCTTGGACCTTCATACTCATTTGTCAAGATATTACTAAATCTACCACTAGGGTCTTCTAAATATACTGGTTGTTTTGTATAATATGGGGTTGCCATAACTTTTACTCCTAAACTATTATAACAGTATTTATCGTTCTATTATATGCGAAGTTTTCGGACCTGAAGATTTTTACTATATATAGCATTTTACCACTTGACATTGGTCTATAAACTATGTTATAATTGGTATTAAATTAGGAGAAATATACTATGGCAAGACGTGTAAACTACTTAAACAATAAAGATATGCTTAAGCAAATTCATATCTCTAAGTCAAACTATTCTTGGTTTGAGGATAGAGACCAACATCATCAGCATGAAATTATCTTATATTCAACTGATGATATTGCTGGTGCTGTAGAACAAGCAAGACAAAACAAAGCAAAACGCTTACAAAAATTGGCTTGGGATGCGAATGATGATAAGAAAAAGAAACAGGTAGACTTTGAAATCGACCCTAATTCCTTCACTGAAGACGAAATTGTATTTCGTATAATGGGATTTGACCATATACCAGACGAACCAGGTAGAAAAGCAAATCCAAAAACAGTAGCAGACCACAAAGTAAAATTACCATTCCCAGCATTTACACACTATACGTTTGTAGATGGAAAACTTAACGAAGTTGGAATCTCACATTACAACAAAGATAAAGAATTTGATTTGTCTTCTGGTAAGATTACTGCTATTTTGGCAACGATGTATATCAAGTTAGTAGAACGATATTCACAAAGGTCTAACTGGCGTGGTTATACATATATTGATGAAATGCGTGGACAAGCATTGCTACAATTAGCACAGATTGGATTACAATTTAACGAAGACAAGAGTGATAATCCCTTTGCTTACTACACAACGGTAGTAAACAATTCATTCACTCGTGTACTTAACATAGAAAAGAAAAATCAAGGCATACGTGATGACTTGCTCGAAAAAGCAGGCCAGGCGCCAAGTTGGACAAGACAACTGGCACACGAAATGAAATCTCAGGAGCGTTGGCAGAAAGTCGTCAAAACAAAAATTACAGACGATGCTATCCCAACAGAAACCATTAAAGAGATTTATGCCGATAATGACTAAAAACTTATTCAAAAAGGCCGCTTGTTTCACAGATATCCATTGGGGTCTGAAGAACAACGCAAAACAGCACAATGAAGATTGCTTAGATTTCGTTGATTGGTTTATAGAAGACGCAAAGAAAAGAGATTGCGAAACTTGTATATTCTT